TATAGCTATACGGAAGACCCGTATTTCAGGGATTGCTTCTATTGGGGCGAGGTCAAGACCATTCCTATACCCGAGCTGACTAAGCTCGACCCAAATCTGACGAATGAGCAGATGAAGGAGATTTCGAAGTATAGCCAAAGTTGGTATGACTACTTCAATGTCGCTCAGTTTTATCAGAATAGTTTATTCCGTAATGACACGGCAACATTGCTGTTCTTCAATTACAAAACCACCCGCACTTTTGTTTACAAGAAGAAGCGCACTGACCTTGGTGGATATAGGGTAATTGAGAAGGACGCTAATTTCAACCCTCCGGCAGAGATGATGGAGGAGCAGGAGTTTGAGCGCATAACCAAGACGATTGAAGTTTGGTACGAAGGGGTGATGGTGATGGGGACTAATATCATATTGCGTTGGCAAATGATGGAGAACATGGTTAGACCTAAGTCTGCATCGCAAAACGCCATGCCGAACTACGTGGCATGCGCTCCCCGCATGTACAAGGGCAACATTGAGTCCTTGGTGCGTAGAATGATTCCATTTGTAGACTTGATACAGCTCACTCACCTGAAGATGCAGCAAGTTATTGCAAGGGTGGTGCCCGATGGTGTGTTCATTGATGCCGATGGCATTAACGAGGTAGACTTGGGGACAGGCGGGAAGTATACTCCAGAGGATGCTTTGAGGCTGTACTTTCAGACTGGTAGTGTTGTTGGTCGTAGTTTCACGCAGGACGGAGAGTTTAATCATGCTCGCGTTCCTATCCAAGAGCTCACTACAAGTTCTGGGGGCCAAAAGTTACAGGCTCTTATTGCGAACTACAACTACTACATGGACATGATTAGGGCGGTCACGGGCCTTAATGAAGCGAGGGATGCGTCTACTCCGGATTCAAGAACTTTGGTTGGCGTTCAGAAGTTAGCGGCATTAAATTCAAACACGGCAACGCGACATATTTTAGATGCATCCATATATATAACCAAGACTATTTCAGAGGGATTGGCATGTAGGATATCCGATATTCTCGAGTACGCGCCGTTCCGCGATGAGTTCATCAGTCAGATAGGTAGGTACAATGTGACTATACTTGATGAGCTGAAGGAGTTGTATATCTATGACTTTGGCATATTCATCGAGGTGTCTCCAGATATAGAGGAGCGCGAGAAGATGGAGGCCAATGTACAGATGGCCTTGCAGAAAGGGGATATCAATTTAGAGGATGCCATTGACATCCGTGAAATCCGGAATGTAAAGCTCGCTAATCAGTTGCTGAAGATAAGAAGGAAGCAGAAGCAAGAGTCTGAGCGTGCCTTTAAGATGCAGGAGTCGCAGACGCAGATACAAGGACAGATGGAGTCGCAGAGAATGGCCGCGCAAATAGCGATGCAGAAGATTGAGTTAGAGGCGCAGGCACAGATGAAGATAGAACAGGCTAAGGTTGCCTTTGGAATAGAGAGGATGAATGCAGAAGCTGGACTAAAGGCTAAGTTAATGGACCAAGAGTTCCAGTACAACTTAGAGCTTGCCCGGATGGAGGGAAGTGCTTTGCAGCAGCGTGAGTCATATAAGGAAAATGAGAAGGCTCGTAGAATAGGTATTACAAGTACTCAGCAGTCTCAGTTGATAGACCAAAAGAAAAACAACTTGCCTCCAATGAAATTTGAGAGCAACGAAGATAGTCTAGATGGGTTCGATTTATCAGAATTTAGCCCTCGGTAAAAATTGTTATATATTTGCGCGAAATTTAATATACTATGCAAGTACGAATTTTAACTGACGAGGAGATTAAGTCTCCTTCCGTTCAAGAAAAGGAAACTCAGGCTCAGAAGGAGCTTGAGAAAAAATTAGATGAGACTGGCGGTGAGCCGGGCTCTGGTAGTGCTGAACCGCCTAAAATCGGCGAGCAAGACGTTCTTTCATTTATTAAAGATAGATATCAAAAGCCCATCAATACTTTGGATGAGTTGTTTGAGTCTCGGGAGCAAAAGGAAGAGTTGCCAGAAGATGTCGCTGCTTTTTTCCGTTACAAGAAAGAAACAGGTCGCGGATTCGAAGACTATGTTAAGCTAAACCGAGATTTTAACAACGCAGACCCAGATGAGCTCCTCAGAGAATACGCTTTAGCTACGGAGGAGTTTTTAGAAAAGGATGATGTGGCTGATTTCTTGGCTGAAAAATTTGGATATGACGAGGATGCTGATGAGGCTGATTCGATAAAGAAGAAGAAGTCGGCCAAGAAACGAGAGGTAGCAAAAGCGAAAAAGTACTTCGAAAGTCTCAAAGAGCAATATAAGGTTCCGCTTGAGTCAAGGGATACCTTGCCGACTGATACTGAGGAGTACAGAAAGTACAAAGATTACCTAGACAGGGCGTCTAGTGAGCAGCAAGAAACGCAGCGTAAGAGTGAGTGGTTCAAGAAAAAGACAGAGGAGCTTTTTAACCCTGATTTCAAAGGTTTTGATTTCAGTATTGGAGAGAAAAAGCTCACCTTCATTCCGGCTGATGCTTCTGAGGTCAAGAATCAAAACTCTTCTCCTATGAACTTTATATCGAAGTTTTTAGATGAGCAGGGGTTGATTAAAGACCCGGCTGGTTACCATAGGTCCCTATCAATCGCGATGAATCCGGAGAAGTTCGCTAAGTTCTTTTATGAGCAAGGCGCGGCTGATGCGACACAGGATTTGGCACAGAAGAGTAAGAACATAAATATGGACGTTCGAACTTTCGGTCAGCCTGTTAGTACCGGTGGATTCAAGGTTGTTGCTGCAAACCCGTCATCGTCTACATCGGGAGGACTTCGTATAAAAACCCTAAAAACCTAAAAAAACATGCCAGTTAATGCATCCCCTTCATTTGCCTTGCAGCCATCTGCGTATAGGCAGACCTTGAATACTAACTACATTGGTAGTTCTAGTTTCAACTTCTTAAATCAATATCTTCCCGACATCTACGAGAAGGAGTTTGAGCGTTACGGTAATCGTAGCATCTCCGGCTTCTTGCGTATGGTTGGCGCGGAAATGCCATGTTCTTCCGACTTGATTAAGTGGGCTGAGCAAGGACGCCTTCACACCAAGTATACTGCCTGTACTTGTACTGACCATGCTGCTGGTGTGACGACTTTGACGGTGCCTACAACAAACAACAATGCTGCTTCAGGATATCCACAGGCATCTCAGCAGGCTCTTACTACTTCAACGGCACCGGGCACAAACTTCAATCTCCGTATCGGCCAAACCTTGCTGCTTCAAAGAGAAAATGGAACCGGCACATTTCACGCTGTAGTATCCGCAATCACTTATGCCAACTCTCTTGCCGCTCAAACTGCTACTCTTCAAATTTATGAAAATGCAGCAAATATTGCGGGCGGCGTTTTATCTTCTGGAACCTGGACCGTTTGGGTGTATGGCTCTGAGTTTAAAAAGGGCACGAATGGAATGGCCGAGTCTCTAATGCCTTATGATTTCATTTTTGAGAATAACCCAATCATCCTTAAGGACAAGTATTCTGTCACCGGTTCTGACATGACTCAAATTGGATGGGTTGAAGTAACTGGTGAGAACGGTGTTTCTGGATACCTTTGGTATATGAAGGCTGAGCACGACTCTCGTTTGCGTTTTGAAGATTATTTGGAGTCGTCTATGATTGAGGCCGTTCCTGTTGATAGCACAAATAGCGGTGCCAGTACCCAGGGATTCAAAGGAACAAGTGGTGTATTTCACTCCGTGACTAATCGTGGTAATGTGTTTAGCGGTGGCTATCCTACTAGCTTAATTGACTTTGACGCCATCGTTCAACGTCTTGACAAGCAGGGTGCTATCGAGGAGAATGCACTGTTCCTTAACCGCGCAGCTTCATTCGCCATGGATGACTTCTTGGCCGCTCAAAACTCGTATGGCACGGGAGGAACTTCTTACGGCCTCTTCGACAACAACGAGCAAATGGCACTGAACCTTGGATTCCGTGGATTCCGTCGTGGTTATGACTTCTATAAGTCTGATTGGAAATACCTTAACGACCCAACTATGCGTGGTCAGGGCACTGCATCAGGAACTGTAGGAGGCGCTATCAATGGTATGCTTGTACCTGCTGGTACAACCAATGTGTATGACGAGGTAATGGGGCAAAACGCTAAGCGTCCATTCCTGCACGTTCGTTATCGCGAAACAGAGCAAGAAAGCCGTAAGTTTAAGACTTGGGTGACTGGTTCTGCCGGAGGTGCTGCCACGAGCGACTTGGACGCGATGGAGGTTCATTATTTGTCAGAGCGTACTATTTGTACCCTTGGTGCAAACAACTTCTTCATTTTCCAATCGTAAACTTTAAACGGGGGGGCGGATTCCGCTCCCCCTTATTTTTAAATTAAAAAAAAATCAAATGGAAACCAAAGTATACAAACTCATAGGAGGGGCCGCTCCTGACAGTTTCTACCTCGCAAGCAGAAACACAACGGCCAGAAGGCTTTACCACTTCGACGGTAAGACAAATAGAGCTCTCAGATATGCTAGAAATCAGAAGAGCCCTTTCGAGGACGAGCAAGACGGTAATTTCATTTTGGAGCCCATTGTCTTTGAGAATGGGTTTTTGACCGTTTATGAGGATAATCCTGTTCTGCAAAAGTTTCTTGAGGTTCATCCTGACAACGGGAAATTGTTTGAGCTCGTGGATAATCAAAAGGATGCTCAATCTGAAATTGATGAGTACGACTTGGAGCACGAGGCATTGACTAGGGCTCGGACTATGGAGTTCAAGATGATGGAGGCTATTGTCCGGATAAGTCTTGGTATTGACCCAGAGAAGATGTCTGTCCCTGAGATTAAGAGGGAGATTTACCGATTGGCCAGGAACTATCCGAGTGAATTGTTGTCTATGGCCAATGACCCTCATATAGCTCATGAGGGCACG